AACACTGCTATGCTTTACGCCGTCAATAATTAAGAACTGAAACCAAGTATCAATTGATTTATATTCTATATTTCGACCATCGTCCAAAGTAACATCGTACCAAACCCAATTTTTATCATTTTTTCTTAACATGTTAAGTTTTTTTATTAATTCTATTTTATTCATAATCTTATAACATGCAAGGCATAATGACATAAATAATATCATTATCTAATGACGGCATAAAATAACCTGCTAACTCAAAACTATACAAGCGTTTTGGCGTAGTATTACCAAAATATATACATAGTGATTTATTTGCTAATGATACATAATCCCAGTCAAATTGGTGACATATTGAATTCAAATTTTTATCATGGTCATTTAACTTGATAGGATCAATTATCTTTTTAAATTCAGGATATTTATGGTCAATAGGCTTAAAAACTTCCACCTGGTTCATGCATTGCAACTGGTATTGGCGATTAATTAAAAATATACCAACTTCAAAATGGTCATGTTTTGCGCCAACTTTTTTTAATAATGCCTTAACAGTTTCTACTGGAATAATAATGTGATCATCCGGTATTTCATTGTTATAGGTATTTATATGACATAATAAATGACCATTTGAGCCACTAACATGAGTCTTAGTGATATTAAGTCCATTTAGGTAGTAACGAATATCTGCTTTTTTTGGTGCTGCGCTTAGTGCTAATCTTAGATCTTTTAGTTTCATTTTGATATACTCTTTTAGTTAAGTTAAGTTAAATTAATTGATAAAAATTAATTTTCTTTTATATAGCGAGCTACTTGATCCCGGAAGTTTTGAACGTCTATATTTCTATACTCCTTTACTACTCTTAAGCAATATGGTGGCTTTAAAATAGCATCAATTGGCGATACATTGCTAAATTGACATGCTAATTTTTGAGCAATTAACCAGGTTTTGCATTGAGTTTTATATACTGAGTTCATTTTATACACCTTTAAAAATAGTCGTTATCTATACAATCTTGATAATATCCAGGCCACTCTTTTTTAATGTCATTTTCTGATATTCCATAAGGTTTTAAAGCTTCGCAAGCGTCGCTATAATCACCCGATATTTGTGACTCGTGATTTGCTAGCTCGTGCCAAATAATATCTTTTAAGGTATTATTTGCTAGTTCCCACTGTATTTTAAAGTTATAAGAATCTTTTAATTGAGATTGTAATGACTCAATATTATTTTCAGGACAATATAATCCACCCCCTAGATTGCTATAGGTTAACGATTGATCGGCGCAAGAATTAAATTGCTTATTGCTGAAAGCAAAAAAAGCGTTGTTAATAGTTAAAATATGTTGTTGTTCTTTTTCTATATTGCAATTTTTCATGATCTTAATCTCGTTTAATTAATGTTAGATAAAATTATGCAAATTATCCGAATACCGCCAATAAAAACAATTGATGCAATACCGGATAGGATATAAATTTTGTAGCTTGTATTAAGTAGGTCGTTCATAGTTTTAAGCTCTTAATAAAAATAAAGGTAAAAAAGATATAATTGCAAGTATTAAAAGCATACCGTTAATAACTACCATTTGAGGTAATGACATAATGATAAAGGTTAAGATTATTGATATTATTGATATAGTTAAAATTAAAATTAATGTTTTCATAAAGTCTCTTTTATATAGTTAAGTTGATAGTGAAATTAAATTATACAGGTTTATTAATTAAAATGATGATATTTTGTAAAATAAATATATTGATGGTATATTCTAATTAACTTTAAACCTTTAAATTAATAGCTAAAAATCAGCACTCACGCGCGCTGGCGAGGCAATTATAAAAAAACTACCCATGCAATGCACAGCCAAAAGCAAGCGTACAAAAGAACAATGTAACGCCCATGCAATAAAGACTAAAACTAAGTGTAGGATGCACAATGGAAAAAGAGAAAACGTTCCAGATAATAATACTTACGGTAAAAAAGAGGGTGCTGTGTATAGTAAATTTTTAAGTGATGAAGATAAGCAGCTCGAACAAACTTCGGTTAGCTTGTTGGGCAAGCTCGATAGCGAGCTATCAATTGCCAGGATACAGCTTGCAAGAGCATTAAAAGCGCAGACAAATGATCCTGATAGCTTGAAAGACTTTCCTAAAACAATAGATTTGTTTCTAGGCCGTATCAATTCGCTTGAAAAAACCCGTAAAGAACTATTGCACGATGATAGCCAGGATAACGTTTTGACTATTATTGGCGGTTTGCCTGATTAGGTTACATTGCATTTTTGACGGTATAAATGACGGTATATTTTTATCTTAAACCTTAACATTACAGTAAAACCGCAAGTTGTAGCCTATCATTCTATTGATAGGATAACTTCCTAATGTCAAAAGAACTTTATCTACCCACGTTCCACGCTGGTCAACTTGCCGCTTATAATAATCGTTCAAGGTTCACTGTTTTACGTTGCGGCAGACGCTGGGGTAAAACTGATTTGCTAAAAATATTAGCGGGTAACTATTCTGCAAAAGGTTTGAACATTGGTATTTTTGCGCCTGATTATCGTATATTACGGGAAGTATATAACGAACTGTTAGACATGCTATCGCCTATCGTCAAAAATGCTTCCAAAACCGAGGGGGTTATAAGAACGGAAACGGGCGGGCGTATAGACTTCTGGAGTTTAGAAAATGAACGTGCAGGACGTTCAAGAAAGTACAATCATGTTTTTATTGATGAAGCGGCATTTGCTAAAGATAATACAATGGCGGATATTTGGGAACGCGCCATAAAACCGACATTGTTAGATATGAAAGGTAGCGCGTGGGTGTTTTCCACACCCGACGGCATTAATGAGGCTAACTGGTTTTATCGCATTTGTACTGATAAAAGTCTAGGCTTTACAGAATTCCATGCACCAAGCGCAACAAACCCATACTTGCCAGAATCAGAGTTAATCAAACTCGAGGCTGAAAACCATCCGGCCGTATACAGGCAAGAATACCTGGCAGAGTTCGTAGACTGGTCGGGCGAATGTTTTTTTAACCTTGAAAACCTTTTAGTCAATGGGAATGGTTATATATACGATGATATTCCAACTTATACAGTATTCGCTGTCGTTGATAGTGCAGTAAAATCTGGTAGTCAACACGACGGAACGGCTGTTTTATATTGTGCAATTAATAAACATTATGGAACGCCATTATTAATACTAGATTATGACATTATACAAATTGATGGCGCATTACTTGAAACATGGCTGCCAACTGTATATGAAAACCTAGAAGCACTATCAATACAATATAAGGCTAGAATGGGCAGTGCTGGCGTTTTTATCGAAGATAAAGCCTCTGGTATGATTTTATTGCAGCAAGCTCTTAGGCGCGGCTGGGATGCTACTGCTATCGACTCCAAGCTAACAAGCGTAGGAAAAGATGAACGGGCGTTATCTGTATCCGGTTATGTATATCGTGGAATGGTAAAGTTAACAGAGCAAGCTTATAACCGACAAGTTACTTTTAAAGGCGTATCACGGAATCATTTATTATCACAAGTGCTATCATTTAGACCTGGTGATAAAGATGCTTATAAGCGGGCAGATGACCTTTTAGACGTTTTTAGTTATGGGATAGCCATTGCACTAGGTAATGATGCTGGATTTTAAAATAATATGATATATTACGTTAACAACGTCATAAAGGCAGGATAAGGAATAATGTCAACTCTTGAAATAGGCGGAACGGCACTAGATAGCCCATTACAGCAATTACTTATGGCGGATTTTATCCAGCCAGGTAGTGAACCAAGCTATCAATTATGTAAAACAATATATACCTATCATCCGATGGGTAAAAAGTTAATTGATGCACCAATATCATTGGCGTTATCAAAAGCCCGAGAAATATCCGTTCCAGATAGTCCAGAAGATTTAGTTACAGAATCATTTGAACGTCAATGGAAGTTGATGAAGTGCGATAAGTATATTGAGAACGTTGCTAGACTTGCCTCCATCTATGGTGTTGCTACATTAGCATATGATGTTACCGGAATCAATCCAGATACTGATTTGCCTTATAAGCGTTCAGATATTATTCCACCAGATAGATTGCATGAACTGGAAATAATATTCCATACTTTTGACCCAATGAATACCGCTGGTTCATTAGTGCTAGACCAAAATCCTGCATCAAAAACATTTCAAACGCCCGTTTCTGTTTCGGTAGCTGGGGAAGCTTATCATCCGTCACGCTGTTTAGTGGTGATGAATGAAGATCCAGTGTACATTCAATTTACAAGCTCTGCTTTTGGTTTTGTAGGCAGAAGTAAATATCAACGTGCCTTGTTTCCGCTAAAATCATTTATCAGATCAATGATTACCGATGATTTGGTGCAGGATAAAGCTGGCTTGTTAGTAGCCAAAATGAAACAAGCTGGTTCTATTGTTGACAATATAATGAGCAAAGCCGCTAACATAAAACGCCAAGTATTAAAAGATGCTAGAACGGGTAATGTGTTTAGTATGGGATTGGAAGAATCTGTTGAATCAATAAACCTTACAAATATTGAAGGTGCGGTATCAATTACCCGTAAAAACATTATAACCAATATTGCCACAGCCGCAGAAACGCCAGCACAGTTATTGACGCAAGATAGTTTTGCTGAAGGTTTTGGTGAAGGCACAGAAGATGCCAAAGCAATTGCACAGTTTATAGATCGTGTGCGTATGGACATGGAAGAGTCATTTGAGTTTATGACTAAGATTGTGCAACGTAAAGCATGGACTCCAGACTTTTATGCAACGCTACAACAACAGATGCCAGCGGAATATGGTGCTATAGACTATATGACTGCGTTTTATCGTTGGGCAAATAGTTTTATAGCAAAATTTCCTGATTTAATAGATGAACGTAAAGAAACAATATTAAATTCTGAAAAAGTAAAGTTAGATGGAATACAGGGTATAGTTGATAAATTAGTATCTCATCTTGACCCGCAGAACAAAGCAG